AGGGGCAAGATATGTCAAGAATACGTCAAAGAGTGCTTGGGCGACGGCTATTCGTTGAGTACCAAGAGCAGTGAGTACGAGATAAATCAGGAGCTGACTTGCAGAGCCTGTGGAGTTGAAAAGTTGACCAACCCACGGGAATCGTACGCCAGTTGTCCCAATTGCGGTGAGATCAGCAAGTACCAAGATACCCAAAATAACAAAGGAGAGTACTCCGAAGAAGTGGAGGTATTGAGTCCATTCGCCTACAAGAGGATCAACCATTTCAAAGAATGGATCAGTACTCTGATAGGCCGAGAAGGATCTGGTCCGCCACAGGAAGTGATAGACGAACTACTACGTGAACTAAAGAAGGACAAGGTTGAAACCAGGGAAGAAGTTACTGAAGAACGTATAAAAGGCTACCTAAAGAAGCTCAAACATGCCAAATTGTACGAACACATCCCCTCCATCATCTTCAAAATCTGTGGAGTCCCTCCGCCGCAGATCAGTCCCCGTCTGGAGGCCAAACTGATAGAGATGTTCCAGCAGATCCAAACCCCCTTCGAGAAGCACTCCCCACCGGCCCGTAAAAACTTCCTTTCGTACTCATTCGTGATACACAAATTTCTTGAACTTCTAGGTCAAAAGCAGCTCCTTGATAAACTTCCATTGTTGAAGTCCAGAGAGAAGCTCTATCAGCAGGATCTTATCTGGAAAAATGTGTGTAGGGAAAAATCATGGAGATTCCTACCGTCTCTGTAGTGGATTGGTACCACGATAAACTTTATTTGACCGAATTCCAAAAAATTCTTGTCTTTAGCGAGTCCCTCAATCAAACCTGTCAAAGGATGACAACCGTAAAGGATTTCAAGAGTTATACCGATATCGAACATGTCAAAGCAAAACCGTCGATGTACATTGGAGCCATCCAAAACTGCAAAGAAGCCAGGTGGATCATAGAAGACAAGGAAAACACCTCCGAAAAGGAGGCCATTCACGTCGAAATCGATTCTAACCCAGGTCTAGAGCAGTGCATTCTTGAACTTATGACTAATGCGGCCGATCACGCCCAAAGATGCAAGACCTTGAAGGAACAAAACCAAGATGTCGAGCAAGTCAGTAAGATCAAGATCACTCTCGAAAAGGACAACATCTCTATCTACAACAACGGTCAAGGGATCCCTCTGGAGACCCACCCCGATACTAAACTGTACATTCCTGAGATGATTTTCTTCAACTTGCGTACTAGCAGCAACTACGACGACACCCAAAAAAGGACTGTAGGTGGTACCAACGGGGTAGGGGCTAAAGCGGCCAACATCTTCAGTGTCAAGTTCGTCCTTGAACTGCAGACCAATGGCAAAAAGTACTACCAGGAGTTTACCAATGGAATGAAGAACAAAACAGTACCGAAAATTACCAAGGCGACCACGAAGGGGGACTATACTAGGGTCACCTACTACCCAGATTTTGCCCTATTTGGTATGGTGGATTTTGACTCAAACCAAACGGCGACTCTTGTCAAGAAGAGGGTCTATGACCTATCGGCGGCGACTGGCAAGGAGATTACTGTTTGGTACACTGAGCCAGGCTCTGCCGAAGAAAAGGTGCCTGTCAAGGACTTTACTGACTACATGTCCCTCTTCATTGGCGATACCAAGAAGGTGGTTTATAAAACTGACCGCTGGGAGGTCGGATTTGCCTTGTGTCCATACGACCAAGCTACCCAAATTAGTTTCGTTAATGCGATCTGTACTGAAGAAGGTGGATCCCACGTTACGCACGTACTGGATCCAGTACTGACCAAAATCACAGCCGAACTACAGTCGAAGTCCAAAGGGGTGACCATCAAAAAGCAGTACATCAAGGACAACGTTATCATCTTTATCAAGGCCCTTATCGAAAATCCTAGCTTTAACAGCCAACTAAAGCGGAAGTTGGAAACTAAGGTCGGTGACTTTGGCTCTAGGTGCGATATCCCGGACGACGTGATCAAGAAAATTGCCAAACTGGGCATCTGCGATAACGTGATGGACATCGCAAAGGCCAAGGAAATGAAGGACGCAATGAAGAAGATAGACGGTACGAAGAACGTAAGGCTATCTGACATTAAGAAGCTGGAGGACGCCAACTTCGCAGGTACGTCAAAGGCGATGGAGTGTACATTGATCCTAACAGAAGGAGACTCGGCAAAAAGTCTGGCCCTAAACGGCATTACTTCGGCAGGCGGAAGGAACAAATGGGGGGTATTTCCACTACGAGGTAAGTTCATTAACATCAGAAACGCGACTGCAGCCCAATTGGTCAAAAACGAAGAGATCATTGCGGTGAATCGTATCATGGGACTCAAAGTCGGTATGACCGACATTACGAAACTGAGGTACGGAAAGGTCATGCTAATGACAGACAGTGACAGTGACGGATTCCACATTAAAGGTCTCCTAATCAACTACTTTACGTTCAATTGGCCAGAACTGGTCGAACAGGGACTACTTGAATGCATGATTACTCCATTGATCAAGGTCTTCAAGGGAAAGACTCTGTTGAAACAGTTCTACAACTTGAATGACTACAAAAAATGGATAGAGGACACAAAACCGACTGGTACCAGAGAGAAGTACTACAAAGGGCTTGGAACTAGTACCGCAGTGGAAGCAAAGGAGTACTTTACCGACCTAGCGTCCAACAGAAAGGAGTATAAGTTCAAGGAAGAAACCGATCTACCTATCATAGTCCGAACCTTCGACAAAAACCACGCCGACGCGCGAAAGGATTGGATTACTGCGTACCTAAAGAACCCTGAGGAAGTGGACTACACTAAGAAGAATATCCAGATCGACTACTTTATCAACAGAGAGCTGGTCCAGTTCTCGGTTTACGACAATGTTAGGTCCATTCCGAATGTTATAGATGGGTTCAAGCCCAGTCAACGTAAGATCCTGTTTGGGTGCTTGAAGAAGAAGTTGTTCCTGAAAGCAGACGAGTCCGGAGATATCAAAGTAGCCCAACTAGCCGGTTACATTTCCGAACAAACGGCCTACCATCACGGCGAAGTATCACTTCAAGGGACCATTATCAACATGGCCCAGGACTTTGTGGGAAGTAATGGCATCAACCTACTGTTACCAATCGGCAATTTTGGCTCTCGTCAAGGCGGAGGTAGTGACGCGGCATCTCCGAGGTACATTTATACTGCCCTCAGGTCGGAAGTGAGGATCTTGTTCAACGAGATGGACAACAAACTCCTGAACTACCTGGAAGAGGAAGGCAGCTCAATCGAACCAGAATTCTATGTACCTATCGTCCCAATGCTTCTAGTAAATGGGTCCACTGGCATTGGTACTGGATGGAGTACAAACATCCCGTGTTTTAAATTAGAGGACATTGTCCATAACCTGAAGTTGTTGATGAAGGACGAAGACGCAGACCTGCGGGATATGAACCCATACTACAGGGATTTCAAAGGGACTATCACCAAAGAATCCGACAATTGTTGGAAGTCCACTGGTCTGGTAGAATACATCGACAAGAACACAGTAGAGATTACAGAACTACCAGTCGGTATGTGGAAGGAGGACTTCAAGGAGTACCTCGATAAGCTTATTGATTCTGGTTTGATCAAGTCTGTGGTCGTCAACGATAACGATAAGAATAAGAACCTGAGTACAGTGTGTTACCGTGTAAAGCTGATAGAACCTATTACTAAGGAGGACCTGTCCGGTTTGATCGAGTTCTTCAAGCTTGAAAAGAACATCAACGGGACCAATATGGTTGCCTTCGACGAGAAGAACGAGATCCAAAAGTACGGTTCAGTCGAGGATATCCTCTGGACTTTCTATAAGTACCGCTTGAGTTTTTACGTTAAGCGTCACGTCTTCATGACAAAGACATTGGAGGACCAGATAGCCAAAGTGTCAGAAAAACTACGGTTCGTACTTCTGATCATTGACGATAAGATAGTGGTATTCAAGAAAACCAAGTCAGAAATCGCCAATGAACTGACCAAGCACAAGTTCGAAGACCAGACATATCTACTGGCCATGCCTCTGCACAAATTTACTAGGGAGGAGGTAGACCTCCTGAAGAAGGAGTTGTCTGAACTAACGGATGAGCTCAAAGTACTAAAGGGCAAAACAGAGAAGGACTTGTGGATGAGCGACCTCGATAAGCTTTCGTTAAAGTGAGCCGCTTTCGTTAAAGTGAGCCGCTTTCGTTAAAGTGAGCCGCTTTCGTTAAAGTGAGCCGAATGAAATGTTTGTTGTAAGTAAGGAACGTCGGCAATGTCTGCTTCAGACGAAGACGAACAGAAAAAACTCCTGAAAATGGATATAATTAGCAGAGCACTGGACGACGGTTGGACAGTGAAGAAATCGAGTTTAGGGCCTAAGACTTTCGAGTTTACTAAACATCAACAGATGGAGGACAGTTATAAGGGGTTAGTCATCTTCAGTAAGCCCAACGCCGCTACGTTGTCCGAAGACATTCAAAAGCACTTAGATAACGTCAATAGAAGCAGTGGA